GCTTGAATTTTTAGAACATCAGATGCTTCCATCGCTAAAGTTTCACTTACCATATTTGTAAAACTTTTATTTAATTGTGCATGACTAATTTCTACATTTGATCCACCAGACTTTTGTAAATATACATCAACATCTACATTACTTGCACTTTGGTGACTTGCTTGTAATGATTTAACTAATATTGTTCCATCAGCAGGACAAGTTAAAATTGTTGTAATATTACTTGTTGTTAAATCGTAGGTGTCACTTTTGTATCTGATTGTCATGATAAAAACCAATTAAAAGTATCTTGTTCATTTTTTATTTCTTGTTGATAAGAAGTGTTTAACTTATCTTTAAGAGTTTGTAAAGATTGTGCTACTTGTCTTTGATTATCTTCAGTATAAACTGGTGTCGGTTCAGGAATTATAATATCTACTCTTGCCATTATCTCATTCCATCAGGTTGTACATCTACTCTAAAAGTTCCATATCTCCAATTTTGGTCTGTTGAAGTATTGGCAACTTTTATACTTGCAAATCTTGATCTTGCTCTTGTGTCTACTTTTTCAGTTGTACTGTTTACTGTAAAAGGTCCGAGAGGCGAGGATGTTGAAGTATCAGACGGAAATTTTCTAAGGTTAATAGTTATTTCTGCATTACCAGTAATTAATTTAAAATCAGGAATAAATCTTCTAAGACTCATGAAAAACTGACCATCTCCTCCTGCTGATAAATCAAAATCACCAGATTGAATAAAAGCTGGTATTGCTGTTTTATTACCAACTGAATCTACTTCGTTATTACCAACTTCATGAGCATAATAAGTTGATGCACCATTTTGATTTGTAACTCCTTGTATTGTTGGAAAAGAAGGAGTACCTGTCGATAAAAATTCTGTTGCATATGGATTGTCGTATAGTGTTGCATCAAACCAAGTAGTTCTTGAAAGTGATCCAGTTGTCCAAGTTTGTTCTGTGTAATTATAAGTTACAACTCTATCAATTAATGTTGATCCAGATTTAGGGTAAAACCAACTTATCTCTTCATAAAGATGATTAAGTCCTGCATAAATTTGTTCTCCATTAGCGTAACTCAAACCTAGATTGTCTCCTTTATCTGTAAATACAAAATCTTCAACTAAACATGGTACTGATTTAACTGTACCATCATATACAAAAAATCCTCCCGCTTGACCCATCCACCAAACAGCTCCGTTTACATATTTAATAGAGTGTTGACCAATAGCTCCACAATTACTTCCAACTTGTCTTATTGAAAATGTAAATGGAGGACCAACAAACTGCATTACATAAGCTGATGTGTCAGTTAAAATTAAAATATAATCTTTACCTCTTACAGCTCCTACTATTTTTGTTCCTGAGTCTATTCTAAATGTACCAGCAGTATTAACTGAAGTTGGAGCATAATCAGATATATCTTCTTGATCTGAAAATCTTATAAACATTTTATCTTGAGTATCTGAAGTCCCAATTGTAGTTTCTGTTCCAAGTATTACTAAATGTCTATCTCTTTCAGAAACAATAGACATAACAGATTTAGTTGGTGCTCCACTAACGACAGTTGCTCTAGTTGATAATGCAGCAGCTAAATTACTTATAGTATCCCACTCAAATGTTTTACCATCTTTTATTGTTGCAATTAATTTTGATCCAAAATGATCTAGAGACCATGATGCAGACTCTAAAGTTACTCCACCAGTAAGTGAAGCGGATCCCCATCCAAGATAAACTTCAACAGAAGCTCCACTCGCATGAGCTGATCTAGTGCCTGCTACAGCTCTAGTAATTCCAGTTAAATCATTTGTAGAAATTCCAGTGTATGAAATAAATTCTGCTCCAACTTTTATACTTCCAGATGTTGGAAAACCAACGGTAGAAGATAATGTAATTGAAGTTCCTGAACCTCCAGTCCCAGCAGTGTCATCTTGTAGTAAACCATTTAAAGTTGAGATAACTCCTGAAGATCCTCCCCATCCAGAAGTACCATAACCAAAACCAACAGTTTGACTTAATGGTCCTACTTTAACATAAGGGTTTATTGTTGCTGCTCCACTTGTTGCAACAGTTGTACCAGCATTAGCCGCCATAGTGATTGTAAATGTATCTTGACTTGGAACTGTCACGACTTCAAAAGTATTTGTAGTAAAATCTGCAGCCACATAGCCAGCTCCCACTGGAGGTGTAACAGAAGTAAATGTAATTAAATCGCCAGCAGATAATTTGTGAGCAATTTTGTTTACAGTGACAGTTGGACTAGTATTAACTGTTGTAAAGGTTGCTCCAGTTATTGCAGTATCTAATGGAGTGATATCATAGAAGGCTCCTTCAAAATATATTATGAGTGCTTTATTCGTTCCTATTGCTGAGTATCTTCTACCATCTAAATCAGCCCAAACAAGTTGATCTCTTGCTGCACCGACTAGTGTATTTGAAGTTATTTGTTCCCAACCCCCTATTTTTTCAGGCAGTCCATATCTAAATCTAACAAAATCTCCATCAGTCCACTGTCCCTCTGCTCCAGTTTCTGTGACTTGTTTGTTAAACCCTGGTCTTATCTGTACGTTTGTTAAAGGCATGCAGACATTATATCACTTATTTTAGGTATATTAAATAACTATACTTAACAACTTAAAATCCTTAAAAGGAGACAGGGGGTATGTGGTGGTGCCCTGCCTCCATCTAAGAATTATATCATCGCTTAAACCATGAAGGAAGACCTAAATGTGGACGCTTGTCAAACATATTGTCCTTAGCACCTGGTGTTTTACGATTATTATAATGTAAGAAAACTTGTACGCATTCTTTACCTTTAAACTTATTTCTCCAATGCTCTAGTTCACAGCCAGAATAGACTAGCATATCTCCTGGTTTTAAATTTACTTTGATTCCTTTAGCCTTACTTGAAGATGTAACGTCTTTACCATTTGGTGCACCCACATTTTCATTTGGACTTAAATATATTGGCCAATCATTCCCACCTAAATTCATAGTTGTAGATATCTCACAACTAAATCTATCTTTATGTCTTTTTAATTCATCACCTTTTTTATATATTCTTGCATAAGTATAAGCTGAGTATAATTTTAATCCTGTTACTTCTTCCATTTTAGGTTGGCATTTAAGCATTAATGTTTCCATAGCAATATCTGAATAACAAGAATAAGTGTTTGGTATCTGTTCATTCTCACCTTCATAATAACCTAATAAAGTTTCATATGGAGAAATGTATCTAGCTTGACGACATGTATCATAGACTTGTTTCTGCATTAAAAAATAATTTGCAACAAACGCAGCTAGATCTTTTGAAATTGCTTGACGGATAACTGTATATTTATTTTTCTTAAAATTCATATTAAAAATAATTAAAATTAATTGTTATTCTTCTTTCTTTGTCTGTACATAAAGAACTAGAATGTGGTATGCTTGGATCAAAAAATACAACCCTATTTTCTTTTGGAATAACTTTTTTATTTTTAAAATATGTTTCTCCATTATTTGAATTTAAATAAAGTAAACAACCTTTATGTGAATAAGGGTAATCTTTGTGTAATTTATTTTTTCTTTTTACATTTATGTTATTATACAAATTAGCTTTAATTCTTATTAATGCCTTACAATTTATTTTTTCTAAAAATTTTTTCCATATATTATACCCACCACTATTTACAGTGTTTTGATTATAAAAAGTATGTGTAAAATAATAAAATTTTTTTGGATCTTTTTGACTTGAAATAGAATCATTATAATACCAAGGAAATTCTTCACTTAAAATAAAATTTTTTATTTCCTTAAAATAATTTTTGTCTAAAAAATTATCTTTTACTTCAAACATCTTTAGCCACCTCTTTTGGTACAGCTTGACGGATAACTGTATATTTATTTTTCTTAAAAGCCATAATTAAAACTTATACTTATTCTTTCTTTTTTGTTCAAATTAGGTTCAACATAATGTTTTAAATAAGATGGAAATAAAATACATTTATTTTCTTCTGGATCTATAGTCCAGTTCGATGAATTATATTCATTATATTTATCAATACAAGTATAAAAATCATCAATATCTTTATTCATAAAAACAATAGATCCTGAATTTTCAGGAATTAAAATATAATATACTCCAGATATAGCAGACCTATTGTGTATGTGTGGTCTGTTAAAAGAACCTAAACCATTAACATTAAACCAAAAATTAAGTAACCTTAATTTTTTTGAAAAATGTAAATTTTTTTGTAATTTTTTAATATTAGTATCAATCTTATTAAATAAATCTGTAAATTCTTTTGGAACTGTTGTAAAATTATCACTTCGCCAACCTCCATAACTACTTCTCGTTATTCCTTTATTTTTTTTTTTAATATTTAAAATTTCTTTTTTATATTTTTCTATATTAAATTTAAAAGTATCTATTGATAAAAAAGAACTAAAAATGTTAAACATCTTTTGCCATTTCTTTTGGCACTGCTTGTATATTCCAATGTATGAATCTAAAAGGCTCTATTCCAAAGTCTACACTAAACTCGTGTTCTAAAAACCCTGGAAAAATAATTAAGGTTCCAGGTATTGGTTTAAAATGTATAATTTCAGTTCCACCCCATACACTTTTTTGATTTGGTTTCATTTTTAATTTAGTAGCACGTGCTCCTGTTCTCGGTTCATGGAATACTGGCATAGATGTTTTGTCACTACACTTTAAAAAATAAAATCCTGATACGTGTTGATTCCAATGTACGTGTGCTGAATGATGACCACCACCTTTTTTAGCAAACTCTTGTACCCACATCTCACTAAACATAGTATTATATTGCTGCATATCAAAACCTTGATGATCTAAATACTCCCAAGATTTTTGACCGATATAATTTTTAAAATCTATAAAATCATTATCAGCTGTAAGTGGTGTTGAGTGATATGATCTTCCAAAGTCACCAAACTTTTTTATATGTGCTTTAGCTTCTGGAAAATTTCTAGCAGCTTTAATATATTTGTTAGTAGCTTTTGTTAATGATTTTACAAAATCTGGTTTTTGTTCTGACCATAGAGTTGTGTTAAAATAATTATTTATAAACATATTATCTAAATGGTTTACCTAAATGCCAAACAACAAGACTATATCTTGTGCCAGCGGTTACGGGTTTAACTCTATGCCATACAAAAGAAGGGAAAACAATAATAGATCCTTTAGGTAAAATCTCTTTTGCTTTTCTTAAATGTTTAGATTCTTCTCTCATATGAGGATCGTAGTTTCTAAAATCAAATTCTAATTCACCACCTCTGTATTCTGAACCATCTGTTAATTGACAAGTCATAGATAGTTTTCGAATTCTTCCGTGTTCTGGATTATTAGGATCTTCTCTTTCATAAGGTTTTTCCCAACTATCACAGTGCCAATCATAATATTGATTGTGTTTGTATTTCGTAAACTGACACGATTCTGATCTTTCCCAATCAAAGTTCCAACCTGCATTTTTATTAGCCATATGAACATACGGGTGTAATTCTTTATAGATCCAAGTATCACTTAACCATACTAAATCAGAGTTTCTTTTTCTTTTTAAATCTTTTATTTCTTCTTTTTTTAATTTTTTATCACCATAGCCCCCTGTTCTAGCCATTACTTCTTCTTGTGAATTTGCATAAGCTATTACA